GTCATGTTGGCGAGATCACCGGCGGTTTTAAGCAAATGAAGTCCTGGGAGGACGTCTTTTGCAACGGCTGATAAAACTCGCGCACCTTGGCGTAATGAAGACGGAACGCTCTCAAGCAGACCAAAAAACATGGTCAGCAGACTCTCTGAGCCTTGCAAATCGCAATCGACTTTTGTCTTGTCTAAATCAGCAAGAGGGTTGGAGAACCACATTGAGGCATTGATGTCCTTAATGAGATGAGATGGATCGACTCTTTCATTATTGTTAACATTGCGATACATATTTGTAAAAATAAAGCGGCACAAATTGTCAGCTGACAGTTTGGCGACTTGCTCTCTGAACCTACCCAACGTGTTGGGGTATTCAGGAATGACTGCAATGAATTTATGAAAATCTTCAATCTCCTTATCCTTCATAAGGGCCACATGCGCAAACAAGCTTAAAATGGCGCTGAAGTAATTGCCTTCTTTAAGATGAAAAATTATATTGTAAAGATTGGTGGCCGTTGCAAATTTCACGTTATGAAAGAAGAGACCTATGACATGGCGCAAAGCGTACACCACACGTGAGATAATCTTACCCAACCATGTATTAGCCATAGAGCTTCCAATTCTGTCGAGAAAGTCATTGACAGACTTAAGATCTTGTCCTTATACTCAAGGATTTTCTCCTTTAATAGCTCAGCCGTACTCTTCACAACCGTGGCGGCACTAGAAACTGCGCCTCCTTGATCTTCGGAAACGATGTCTCGTGACAGATATTCACCGATGTAACCGTCTAGCTTGATATTAAGAGCTACTAGATCTTCGAGAACGTCAGATCTCATTGGAACGCTCATATTCTCAGCTGTTGCAAGAATTTGTAGAATTGCCGGAACGCGATCTATAAGGTCCGGGATTCGGTTTTGGCGGATGATGTGCAAAGATTTTTTAACTCGCTCTATTTCCTCCCCGACGTTGTACTCGGGAGGTGAAACAGAGAAGATGGCGCCTTGATCAACGTCAGTAGAGCCACAATCTGGGCAACCACACTCAGTAGTGTCCTTCACGCAAACGTAGCGGGGACCAAGAGACATGATCGGGTTTTCCTCTTCAGAATCGGATGATGTTCCCGATTCAGGGCGCGAATTGTAGCCTCCATGGCACAGATCACAACAGCAGCTGCCGTCGTCGTCGATCTCTTCTGAATCAGACGGATATTCGGTGTCGGATTCGCTCGGATGATAAGAGCATTGATCACAGCCTGATAGGCCGTGTACACAGATGCGAACGCAACCGTTGTACGGAGCATCGCGCATACTTATGCGCTCGCCAATCCTGTGCTTCAGAGCAAAATACTCCTGATTGTATTGCGAATGCAGGGGCCAATCGTTTTCATGAAAAGCCTGCGAAATGAGAAGTCTGAGTTCAGATATGCGGGCTCGTTCGACGTAATATGGATCGGAATGGTTAGGAGTTGAGACTTCCTCACCTTGATCCTGCGACTCGATATCTCGAATCTCATTCGCTGATGGAATCGGAATGTCCCCAGTTGAGTTGGGTTTACGCAAGATTGTGGACCATGTTGTTTTTTTAGTCGTTTTACCTTGAAGGGCGCGGAAAAATTCGGCGCGTGTCTCTTTGCGGGTCTTCGGCAAAGTGATGACGTTTTTATCCAAAAATTGGTCGAAACGAGTTGTTGGAACGTCCTGAGCCTGATGCGGATTCTTGTTGTCGGGATCAATTGTTATTCTGAGTCCTGGAGTGACAGCATCGACATCGTAAAAATGGTTTGGTGCCGGCGTCAAGAAATTACTACGCAAGCAGCGGGCGCAAACGACAAAAAGATTGTTAGTGACCGTATTGATCATTGTGCGTGAGCTCGTAAATCCACAAGCTAGGCACTTAACCTCTTCATCTTTGGAAGCTACTCGTTTAGATGTGGCGCAACAACAGCCGAAGTTATATTTATCCTGTTCTTGAGTTCGTGAAATCAGATTAGGACGAATTCCATGAGGACACTTGTGATGACGAGCGTGTAATGAAACACGCTGATTTAGTGTCAATGGATTGGCAGGAGCTAGCAATGATGTTGGATGTGCTCCAGCTGCAGAATTTTCGACATTTTTGCGTCGAAGATAGTTTTCTCGATTACAGCGGCGTCTACGAGCAGCGCGATTTTTCTTGTCTGTGAAGATTTTGACTTCTTCTTTAGCTTTGGCTTCGGCTACTTGCTGTTGGAGTTCTTCCTCCTGTTTGACGCGTTCAACGTATTTAGCGTGTCGCGTGGCAGCTCGTTGAGCTACTACTGGGTCTTTTACTCCGTTAAAAGCTGGGACTGGTCTAGGAGTTTCCTTCCACTCCTTATCCGTGCTTTTAGGAGCAACGAAATCGATGTCTTGATTTTCGTCTTCAAGCTGGGTTTTCCAAGCTTGAGATTTCGAAACAAGTTGTTTGTTGTTTCTTTTGACTTTAAAGGTCTTTAATGATGGATCTGAGGAATCGGTGTTGTTGTTTGAATTGTTAGAAATATTTAAAGAATCCATGATGTTTATACATTCCCTTGCCGTCTGGGTCTACGAATAAACCGAAAACGTGTGAGAACGGATCTCTGTTGATACACCTACAGGTAGAGGCTCATGGCGAGAAATTATAAAAAATCTGAAAAAAGAAATTTATAAAGAAAAGCGTGAGGAAAAAGATGAAAGTTTAAGAAAGAGATTGTAGGAATAATATCCCGGAAAAATAGAAAGAAAAATAAAGTTCCAAAAAAGAAAAATAAATTAAGTTATATTTAAAGTAAGAAATAGAAAAAGGTTTAGTTTGTTTGTTTTGATATTGGTTGCTATTCACACATAATCAATCAAATATTATATATAAATAGTTCGGCGCGAGAGTTCGTC